ACCGGTGCGGTTGCACCGTTTGCGCCGTTAAAGGCCTGCGCTGCCTGTGTACCGTTGTTACCCATTGGTAAACCCCTTTACGGTTAACGCCCCGGCCCCATGCCGTGGCTACCCCTATTTTATACACCGGCCCCTGCGCCGGTGTAAACCCCTTATTTTAACCCAGCGCCAAAATAATTAACGCCATGACCGCTGCGGCCAAACCAAGCAAAATCATCGAGCTGCTCGTCACTTTAGTACGGCAAGGCCGTAGCCGCCCCAAACAAACGACAAGCCGCCAATGCCGTATAGCATATAGACAATGCTGCTATGCACGATGCCGTGCAGGTCGGTTGCGGCCAGCACCAACAGCAGGCCAGCCAAGGTGACCATCGCAAGGGTGGCCATAATGTAGAACGGTGTACGCATGGTTAACTCCTTTGGTTGCGTTTACCTGTTTACAATGGGCCACGCTGCGCCGTCCGGCCAGCACTAAATTGTCGCATGAGTTCAGGTGACTTCACCCGAGATCAGCGTTTACGAGTACCCTGGAGCATGTATGTACTGACGTACATACATGTCATCGTCGTCCATCCATCCATGTCCATCCATCCATCCGCCTAAAAAAAGTGGCCCATCCGGAGATGGGCCACCGATTGGTTAGGCTGGGATGACGTACAGCTCCACGACGGAGTTGCCCCAAGTTGCCTTGGCCGACGGCGATTGGCCGCCGTTGAGCGCGTCCAGAAGCGCGTGGAACTTGCGCGCCTTGATTGACTTGTGCGCCAAATCAACGTCGGTAAGCGTGGTGGTCGTTTTGCCAGAGTTGATCAACTGCCAGACCACCTTGCCGCGCAGAGTATCTTTGCGCGTGCCGTCGGGCGTGTACAGAACGCGCTTGCTTTCAAAAGCAAAAGGCAACTCAGCCTTGGGGTCAACCGAAGCAATGGGGCGAACTCCCACATTGTTCGGGTTGCCACCCGCGTGCTCTTGGACAAACGCGGTAATGTCGCCGACCGTAACACCCTCAACCTTGCGGTCGTCAGGAAGATCGTTAATACCGCGGAATACGACTTCTGCCACTTGGGTCTTTTTCTTGGCTTGTGCCATTGTGAGCTCCTTTCTACGAGCTTGGATCGCCAGCGCCATTGCTGGCATGTTTAGAATACTAAATTAGCCCTCATCTGTAAACACCTAAATTATCATTATTATTCGCAGTGATCCCAGGGACGACTTCACATGATTTCAGGTGATTTCACCGGAGCTCGTGGACGTGCTCGTAAGACGTCGTAGGACCTCGGCCCATCCATCATGGTCAATCGGCATCTCCATCCGTCCATCCCACACCGGATCATCGTCCATCAATCTCTGGGACAAGTGCTTTCCATCCATAAATAAGAGCGACGAGGACGAAGGATGATGAACCAAGTTCCAAACTAATCCACCAACCTGAGTTCTTTTGGTCTGCCAAGCAATCTGGTGAGGTCGGTACTGAGGGAACTTCTTGTCAGACTTTGTCGTAAGAACCTTGAGTTCAACCCAAAAGTCAATCCCCTTGTAGCATCCGTTGAGGTCAGGTACTCCAGGAGTAGCCCATGACTCTACCCTAGTCCAGTGGACGGGTAGCTGTCGTGTGCCATCCCGTATCGCTTTCCAAAGTTTGGACTCAGGTTTCTTCTGCACGAGGGTGGACTTCTAGCTCTTCATAATCCGCTTCAATCGGAGCCGTCGCTTGAGCTAGCTGTGGGAACTCTTGCTGGATGCGTTTAATTTCAGCCATCACTTGGTTTCTATCCATTTGGTCAATCTTGCCCATCAGGATCTCTTTACGATCAATGTAAAGACCGGCTGCTGAACCTCTGGCTTTTTCAGCACTGACCGCTGCCGCGTAGTTTCCGTTCTGCATGGCAGAGTCGCGTAGCTCAGCCAGCTTGCGGACGTGGCTTTCAAAAGTCACCTCGTACTTATGCTGGAGTTCGTTCTTGATATCACGGATGCGGTTCAGGACTTGCGGGTAATCCCTGCCGTTGAGCATGCGGCTGGCGATGGCGTGGGCGTTTGACTCAGCGTAACCAGCACGGAGGGCAGCTTCCGTCTGCGTTACTTCTTCTGTTGCGTATATCATTGCAAACTTTTCCTGCTTGGGAGTGAGGCCGACTTCCACGCGAGGGTTTGCAAGGACATCAAGTTTCTGCTTATGGGTGACTTTGGCTTTCGGCATGTGAATATCATACTTTCCTATAATAGGGACCACAATAGAAATCGACTCATCACTAAATGTTGTTGACGAGCGCCGCGCGTCCAGTCAAAGTATTGTTTTTGAACATATAGCAGATATCAGATATTGGAATATCGGATAGAGTACTATGAGTCAGATTTCATTCTGCTTACTATTTAAGAAAAGTGGGTCGTGGACCAGAAGCCCACGACCCTAACCGACGTCCCGTGCGACGTGGTTATGCGAAGAAGAATAGCATAACGATGGTGATAGCGGCTATGGTCATTGCGCCCTCCCGTGGGTGTAATCAATGTAGCACTCTGTGCAAGCTGTCGGTGATTCATAGGCGTCAGTCAAATAGGCACAATCATCACACCCCTCTGTTGGCTGCGGTGGATAAGCCCTTTCCATGAGTTGCGGTGTGATCCGTATCACTTGCTGATTGTAACTGGCGACTTTGGGCAGATGATCGTGCGGCACGCCAGCTTCCTCGCGTGCGATGCGCCAGCCGTCATGCTCGTTAAGTTTTTCGCACAGCTTTTGCTCGGCAAACTTTTCGTGCTGCCGTGGATCGGACGGTGCGCTGCACGTCCATGTTTCAGCTGGCGTTGGCACGAGTGCTTCCCGACTCTTGCTGTAGCTGTCGGTGAAGAACAATGTGGTGATGAGCAGATAGTTCTCGCGATCAATAGACATGGTTACCTCCTACATTCCAAGAATATGTTTTTCGTAGCCGTACTCGGCTTCAGCCCACTCTGCTTCCAGCTTGTGCATCAAACGCTGCTCAGCGATGGGCTTGGTGACGGCAAGGCATTTGCGAATCGCGCCTTGCAGGGTGGATGCGCGGCCAACCAGAGCGGCAAGCTCGTGGTCGGTGTAGCACTCCACGATGACATCCCACGCATCTTCGTTGTAATGCGCGATAGCGTAAGCTTTAAGCTGTTCCAAAAACTGTGTCATGGTTACCTCGTTTGTTGATCGGTGCCGCGCTGCGGCCATAACATATATTAAGGTGTGACAGTTTTAGAGGCTGCATCATTTACTCAAATTGAACAAATAATTAGCGGAAGATGGTAAGTAGCAGGAGTGCAAAAAGCACTCCTGCGATGGCCAGTATGACCATGATTACCACCAGCAGTGATAGACGACTTTTTGTCCATTTTGCAAGGCGAGTGCCGCCTGTTCAATGAAGTCAAGGTCATCCTGATGATACTGCTTTGCCGACTCATCTTGGTGCTGGTGACCGTAGAAAAATCCACCATCACAATGGTAATCGGCGTAGCCATTTTTCACAGCTTTGAAAAGCTCAGTGAGATCCACTGCATCCAACTCCATATCCTCGCAGTTTAGCTCACCGGCATCTTTGCCGGTTTTGTCAACCCACAGCTTTTCCATGAAAGTCTGTAGGCGACTGTGCTTGCGCCAATAGAAGTCTTTCTCGGCGACTTTGGCAGTGAAGGTATTACCATCACTATCGGTGCGCTGCTCCTCGCGCGGATTAATGAAAGCGTACTGATCAAGACCCATTTTTACCTCCTTGAGTTTTTGGGTTGACTTCGGGGAAAAGACTTTTGTTCCCATCGTAGTGCGGATTGGGGGCAGTCTCCAAGACGTCGTGGCTCATAATGACCCAACGACATCCACAGTAGTTACCCTTGCTCCCCGTGATGAACTCATGGCACATGGCTTTTGCCGCATCCCCCTGAACATCTTCAGAGGTATCCGGGATATCCACCAGTACCGAGAGCGCAACTTCAACTTGCATTACGGTCATTGTGCAACCTCCTCTGCAACTTTTGCGATGTGATCCAGTATTACATCGTACTCATCCATCGTGTGAAATGTCCGGTAACACCACCCATCGCTACAAAAATCGGGCAAAAAATCGCACAGCAGATATGTTGCCACCATGCCGACTTCGCTTGGCACTTGCAGCAGACTCACAGCCATTGTCCGGTGGTTGTCCACCTCAACGTGGCAGACCTCGTCAGTCAGTATAGGGTCAGTCATAAACTTGCCCTGCATCGCCGACTGCACTTGTTGTAGGAAATCTGTAGCCATTGCTACCTCCGTCTGGTTGATTGACCGTGGCCCATTGGCCACCCTTAAATAATAAGGTGTGACTACTTAAGAGGTTGTTTCAAATACTCAAAGTGATAAAAAAGGCGGTCGCCGAAGCGACCGCCAGTTAGGAGGAAGACCACAGTGTACATCACTCTGTGATCTTCTGCATTGAAGCATTGGCGATGTTCCGCGCTCGCTCGGCGGTATTATCATCAATCCACTCTTCAATCTCATCGGGATCCATGAGCTTGACTTTGGCCAGTTCAGTTGCACATTGTCGTGCATCAATCTCGCCATCCAGGAAGCGGCCTTGAATATCCTCTTCCATGCCCATCATCCATGCCTTGACTTTACCCATGATCAATCTCCCAATCCGTAGAACATATTGTGGAAACAGACTGGCTTGTTTCTATCAAGCCTGAGCTTGTTATCAATCCAATCATAGTATCCATGGATGCGCAGTTTGCGCTTCCCCTTGAGCACTACTACCTCACGTATCTGGTCAGGTTGTAAGCCCTTCATCAATCCGACTTCCATCATCAGCTTGATCTTAGCTTCTAGCTTTTTGATAGTCGGGTGAATGACCGTGGAGTAATGACGGTCGCCCTCGCGCGTGGTGTAGATCTGTGCGCTATACACGGCCTCCTCCCTTGATAATAAAGACCTCGCGGCCTTCCTCAAGATCGTGCCATTCCACACGGCGACCCCGCTCTTCAACGCGGTACAGCTCTTCAAGATGCTGGCGCATATCGGGTATTTCGTGCTTGTGGCTGAGGTGAACATATTCAAGAGGGGTATCACCCTCCCAAACTGCAAGGTAACCGATAGACGGTTTAGGTGTAAACATCGCTGACTCCTTTCTACGAGCTATGCTTATACATTAATAATAATGCCTGACCTGTTGATTGCAAACTCTTTTTAGTCAAGGGTGTTCCGCGGATTTGCTCGCCATGTATTAAGCGACCAGAGCTTTTGACCTAATGCGAAATGGTTACAACAGCCGTCACTCGACGGGAGGGGAACAATCGCAATGGCATCCGCGGCCTTGTATTTATGGACGACGACTAACCCTTTGCTCGCCGCCACTGGACTCATACTCTCCCCCAAAAAAGAGAGCACGAGGAAAGGAGGTGTTGGTCGCCCCCTCGCATCCCTAGATAATTGTGTTGATGTAAACTGGCCTCAACACATGCTGCTCAACAGAGTACCCACCATTATCACTCTTGGGCCGGTGAATTGACAGTAGGTCATTGTCAATAATCCATGTGTCATTGCCACGGAAACAAATACGAGCAGTGAGATTGCTTATCTCATAGTGAGAAGCCTCAACCGCAGTGGGACTAGCCCAGTCTAGCGAAACAACAGTTTCCATGATGCTCGCATCGCATTCAAGATCTTGTCTGTCCATTTAATCCTCCTCGGTGTCGCACTCGCAATGTGGAGAGCAATCAACTCCCCAGTCTTTGCTGTCTGTTTCGTTTTCATACCCATACTGGTACTCCTCGATCTGTGCCTTTGTCATGAAAGGCATTGTCACACAACGACCTTTGTAGGTGCCGTTGGGATAGAAGTGTGGATTGTACGGACGCCCATAATAGGCATCCGCACTACCACGGTCTTGAGGGCTACCGTGCTTCGGCAGGGAAGTTACTGTTATGGACATCCACTGGCCCTCCAAACTCTTGGCAAAATGTTTCAGTGAAGACAACGGCCTCGCGATACGCATCGGGGTGCTTACCCTGAAGGTAGTTCAGCACAAGCCGTAACTCCATGTAATGCTTCACCAAGTTATCAGCAGAAGCGGCAAGGCTCTGCATATCTGTGAGGAACTGTTGTCCAGCCTCTGGGTGTTCTGTAATCATGGCATGCTCCTTTCTCTAACAAAAGCCACAATTAATAATAGCAGTTTACACGTCATCAGCCAGCCTTTTTTGCTCATCGCGAGCAATAGCGTAGACTCGCTGGCGTGATATTTTGTAATCATCTGCGATGTTTTGCAGAGTATCCTTGATGACATATCTGCGGTGCCAGATCTGCTTATTACGCTCGCCTTGATAGTCGGATCCGGTCTGGTTACCCACTCGGCCATCCGGTATGAGATCAGTGATGTTTAATCTCTTTGCCCATATCCTTGCGGTGAGGTATGAGTAACCGAGTCTGGCGGCAAAGTCCTTCCAACTGGTTGACTTTGCCGCCGACTCACGAATCCAAGCCTCTTTACTGGGATCCATCCTGTGCCTCCCAAAAGCTATCCGGTCTGTCGTAAGGATGCTTTGGCGTAGAAGAATCACCGGAGCGCACTTTAGTGACAGATCGCACTCCCAGCTTGTTCTCATGGAACGACTCCATGTACTGATACAGAAACTGCAAGGCCACGAACATCATGGGCTTGTTCAGCATCGGTCCATCCAAAACCCAGACAGGCTGAGAGTCAACGTCCTCAACCTGATAGATCTCCCACAGCGGCCTCATGACATGAACCCAAACAGGCGGGATAACCAGCCCTTCGGTGCCTCTGGCACAGTCGCTCTGATGGGGCCACTATCCACAACAGATGTGGTCAACTGCGGCTTACGCTGGAAGATCACAGGCTCCAACTCGTAGACGATGTAGGTAACCTGATTCATACTCAGCTTATGCTTCTCAGCAATCTTCCTGAGAGTCAAGCCATTGCCCCTATCCCTATGGACATTGCGGATAACGGATGGTGTGTACTTTTTACGAGCCATTTTTCTTTCTCCTTGCCTCGATGATTTTGCGAGCGCGAGTCTTACCCTGTGGAGTAATCTGGTAGAAGAAGGGCTTAGTGTTCCCGATACGTTTCAGGTCACCCCTTGCTGCCAGATTATACAACGCGCCCGACGGGTCTTCCACAGGAAGGTCGGTAAAGTCTTTTGAGGACAGAGTAGCCTCTGTCTGGTAGAACCGTACCAGCATATCGGCGGCAGCGCCGGTAGCAATGATACGGTTGAAACTAGGCCGCTTCGCAGGCTTCACTACCGCGACAGGTGGTGCTGCGGGAACGGGAGCTGGCAAAGCAGGCACTTCTGCTTCCTCAGCGTTATCAAGATGCTTTTTCACAAGGAACTTGATCTGGCCACTGATGGTACGGCACTGCTCATCAGCTTCACGCTGAAGGATATTGTATGTGCGTACATCAATGCCTACGGACTTGAACTGGTTTGGATCAGCCATTTGCTTGATACTTTCTACTGTTGAGGACAAATTGGGGAACAGGGCGGCACTCCCAGTCAAAGAGGTGCTGCTTTTCCCCGACGTAGTAATCACGGTAGGCCGTGATCACATCATGGTGCTTGTACTGATCCGGCATAGCCTGCGGAAACTTGGTGTATCCACGGGCAGTAAGCGCAGGAGGAGCACAGCGAACTGCAAAGAAGATAGGCTCAGAGCCGTGCATTTTGCCACGCCGGTACCGGAACTCTTTGAATAGCTGGTATCCAAGGTTCCAAGCGATGCGGTAGTTTTCCACGGTCTGTGCCACCCACTGAGTGCATGGGTGGTGGTGATAGGCAGGCATCCATGGCGCTTCATTGCCATGAGTCCAGTGAGCGGTGCAAAGCATCTGTACCATCTCAGTCGGCATCTTGCTGATGTGACTTTTGGTGTGCATTTGAGCACAACGCTCAAGGTCCATGGATAACCAGAATATATTCATGACGCTAGCTTGCCGTACCAATCTTGAGGGATAGGCAGGCTGACAGTGAGAGGACGGTTGGGCGGCTGACACACAGCGTAAATCAACAAGCGGCGAGATGGATCGGCATCTTTCCACTGGTTGAAGTCGCGCAAGGCGGTGTCAAACGTGCCATACTCTGTCACACGATACTTAGCACAGCCAAGGAACTCGGTGACGGTGTAGCACAGGACATGCTGGAGCATATCCTGCTCGTAGTCCAGATGATTGAGGTACATGGGCTGTCCTTTCTGTAACTGCCTACCTTTAATTTAACACAGCAGTTTACAGATGTTAGCCCCTAAATTATCTTTTTAATCGTCGTGCTGCATAAGTTTAGATGCAGTGACGCCAAGATTGTACAATGCCTCTTGCATTGGATTGTCAGAGGCTTTGCCTCTTTCCACGAGAAATACCTCAATCGGCTCGCCTGTTTCAGGATGGTAACTGACAGTCACACTCAGTCCCATCCCCACATCTGCTGTGATACAGGGTCTGCGATTAGGTATACTCATTTAGCTTCTCCCCAGCTTGGCCCGTACTCTGCATCAACTACGCTGGGTATCTGCATATCTACACAGTGTTCCATGATATCTTTGATGCGGTCTCCAGTTTCTTTATCCGGCACAGATATATCTAATTCATCATGCACCTGTATGAGTGGTGTTATCCCCTCTTTGTGGAGGGCTACCATCGCGGCTTTAGTTTGATCAGCAGCACTGCCCTGTATCAATCTGTTGAGAGCCTTATAAGTAAACGCCCTCTTTATACTAGGTCCGTGTTCTGCGTAGGCATCTTGATAGCTCATCGGTTTGAATGTACCGTAGGCATTTGGCTCCCACTTATCAAACCGGCACCTACGTCCTAGTAACGTCCGCACTACTCCTTTATTGGAAGCACGGTTGACAACATAATCTGCTAGCTGCTGAACAAAGGGGACTTTGCCGTGATATTCTTTGAAAAGCTCTTTAGCATCCTCAAACTCTAATCCTAATTGCTCGGCCAGCTTGTTCTTGCCCATCCCGTAAAACAAACCAAGGTTGATATCCTTAGCCTGCTTACGCGGCACTCCCACGATATCTGCTGCCATTTGGTGGAAGTCTGTATTAGCATCTACATTGTACTGGTCAGCAAAAGCCTGTGCGCCCTCCAGCTTCAGTAAGCTAGCGTAATGAACGACGAGCCGTGGTTCTTGGCTACTGTAATCAAAAGCGCCCCACATATCGCCTTCATCCGGTAGGAACAGCCCACGGATCATCGGCCCTATCTCTGCGTTCCGTGCAGGCACTTGTTGGAGATTAGGATTGCTGTAGCTGAAGCGGCCTGTCACAGTGCCGCCATCATCACTCCGTAGGCTGTGTGCCTCGGCATGGATACGACCGTTGTGCTGGTGCTTGAGTATGGTGTCGATAAACGTAGTCCGTGCCTTATTCAGCTCTCGAGCTCGAACCACGGCCTTTGGCAAGTCATGGGCATGGTTAGCCAGAAAGTTTTTAGTGAAGCTAGGCTGTCCTGATTTTGGCGTTTTGGGGTATCTCAGCCCCTCTGCATCAAATGCTTTCGCTATACTTGCTGCGGCCCAGATATCTATATCAGACCCGCCCACATCAGCCAGCACTTGCTCCTCTTGCTGTTGGAGGTGCTGCTTCAGCTTTTCTGCTTTTTCTAGGTCTACGCGCACACCCTTCTTGCGCATATCAAACACGACTTTGAGGACATTGAGTTCTAAGTCAAAGATGTCTGCAATGTCTTCCTTAACAATCAAACCCTTGAAGTGCTGCCATAGCTTGAGTGTGAGTGCAGCATCCTGCTCAGCGTAAGCACCCACAAAATGAGCAGGCAGCTTCCACATCTCACTCTTAGCATTTACACCAAATGAAGCAGCAGCCTCATACAAATCCTTTTCACTCTTACGCTCGTTGAGATAGTCTCGGCCGAGAGCATTGAGTGCGTAGCTAAATCTATTTTCATCAAGTAAGGCAGCGACGAGCATTGTATCAATAACTCGGCCGCACACCTCTATACCCTCAGCCCATAACCATCCTAAGTCGTACATGGCGTTGTGCATGATGTAATCGCGCTCAACAGAGCAGACAGACTTCAGCCATCGCAGAGTCTGCTTATCATCAAAGTTCCCACCATTCTCATGACGTATAGGGAAGTACCATGCTTCACCATCCACAGCGACAGCTACGCCAATCACATACCCATCATTGCGGGGCCATCCGCTACCCATCGTAGTAAGGTTGGGATCACGGGTTTCCAAGTCAATGGCTACCTCACGCGCTTGCGACAGGTCAGGATAACCATCGGGCATAACCCACTCAGTTGGTGGTGTGAACAGAGGAAACTGCATTCTGTGGTTTCACTTTCATGGGCCTATTACAGTGAGAGCAATGAGGCCATTTGTTTTTGAGTTTGCGGAAGGTAAGCTGTTTGCTTTCCCTCCCGCAATCACAAACAGCTATCACTACTTCATCTAGCTTTGGATTGTTTTCCATTTTGTCTCATGCGTACTTCAGCTTCAACCAAGAACAGATACCGCCGTAAGTCGCGTATGTCATCCAACACACCCTCCTCACGCGGGTCCTCAGCTGCCGCTAGAAACACATCATAGTTGAACTCATTGGCCTGCTTCTCCAGCCTGTCCCATTTACGGGCAAGCATCATAAACGCACCAACGCCTCCGCGCTGCTTCCAGCTATCGCCGTAGGATTGCTCTGAAATATGCAGCCCTTCAACATCCTCGTTAGCTAGACCCAGCACCCTATTGATAATGGCGCTGTAGTCATCAGCATCGATGTCGCCTTCTTCGTTCATAATATCATACTCCTCTTGCTCGAGCTCTGTCATACGGCGTGTCATATAAGCCTCATGACCCTCATGCTTCAAGACATTTGATCCTTCCATTTGTCGTATCTCCTATCTAGCCATTCAAAGCAAGCCAGATGCCAATCATCCGGCACTATGTCCTTTGAATGTTCTACAGCCTCAGGGAAATCTTTACCCTGCCAAGCTACCCACATTTTGTGCATAGGCTGTGCCAACTCGGAAAATACGACATTTATATATGGTCTAGGTTTGTCTGGGTCTTCCATGAACCACTCAAGCTCCTCATCAAATGTCTCTACATTTGTAACAAGTGGAGATGGTGTAATCATCCTAGAAGCATACGCATCATAATCTGCCACCATGCCGTCCAGCTTTTGTAAGACATCTATGTACGCATGGAGATTGTTGCTGAACTGAGTGTAGATACCCACACTCGCGCCGATACGGGCAGCAATGTATTCTTGCAGAATGGACATGTGGACAGCGTTAGCTCCCAACGCTCCCCAGATCATATCATTACTGCGGTTGCACACTGTCATATCCAGTTTGTTTTCACGGACACTGAAATAGATGTGTGTATTACATGGGTGGTCTTTACACCCGTTCTCTTTACGGAGGTCCCACTCAGGATCCCACATAGTCAGGACAGTGCGCCTATCGTTTGGATAAGTCATGAGGCGATGGATCACTAACTCTATCTGGTCACGGTGAAAATACTTACGCCATCTAAAACCATAAGCACCTTGGAGGTGGGTGCCGTTGTCGCTATACTCACCCATCCGTTTGTTGTACCGCTGTATCCACTCCAGATCATTACGACCAGCTAAGAGCCACAGGCTTTCCATAAAGTGGAAGACAGGGTTTGCATCACGTTCAGGATAGAACAGCACCCGCTCTTTAGGGTTATTGTAAACGATTGCGCAAGGCTCTCTAAACTCAATCGCTTTACCATTGCGGGTATCAACTTCTACGCCGTTAGCTTCTAGAGATTGCTTAACGACATACAATGCTTCACTCACATTTTTACATGTGAAAGAATGTATACCCCTCATGGGGGCTGCGCCAAATAGTGCCATATTGAACCACCTTTCTATGGGCCTAAAACGCCTCTCGAGGGCGTTGGGTTAACTTGCCCCAGCCTACCACCAAAAGCAACCTTCCGGCGGCTGTACGGGCTTTAAATAAAGTCAAAATGTTTTTTCACACGCTTCGTATAAGTGCCTCCGCTCAAGGCTTCTTTTATTTGCGCATCCGTTTCCTGTGTTGGCTCGGGTAACGTCTTTCGCCCCATGCGGTCAGGCAACAAGCCATTACGCAGAGTGGTATTGTCGCAACCGTTACAAGGTCCAAAAGACCTATCCCCATGATATAGTTTCTGTCTCGCTGCATGGAAGGCCTCCCCTTGCCAGATATCCTCTAGCTCACTTTCCAAAATGTTCCCACATTTGTACCATCCCGGCCAGTCATTACAGCACAAAGCGATGTTGCCATCCCAGCGTATAGATAGTTCGCGGAAGGGTTTAGCGCATCTTTTGCCATCCTGATCATGGTTTAGATGGAAAGCGTTTCCGGCGTGGTTGCTGACTTGGGCATGAGTTCCGTTAGTAGCCAGTGTAAGATCCATTCCAACCACGATATCATGCTCTGCAATCTTTCGTCGTCTGTGTGGATTTGCCTTGGTATCGGCAGGGTACTCGTAAACAGGATGGGGGCCATGATACCTCTCCTTTATCTTATCTACGATTTTAATACGTTCATAGTTATCCAGGAATAAAACATTCAGCCCTGCGTCCATAAGTTTGTTGACAGTAGCCTCTGTATCTTTCAACAAGCCGCCACCATTACTTGTCATCATAAGTGGTGTCTTTGGCAGCATGACACGGAAGTGCCGCACCATTTCAATAAAGAAAGGGTGCATGGTAGGCTCGCCGTGCATGGCAAATTCTATGCGCGGATTCCATTTGTACTTTTCTATCTGTTGACATATGCGCGTAGCTGTCGCTAGCTTCATATGGCTGTAAGGGGAGGAGGCTTTACCGTGGATATTGGCAGGACCGTCCGCATTGTTATCACGGATTGATTGTATGCCACAGAATGAGCAGGCGAGATTGCAGCCTTCAACAAACTCTACCTGAATGGCATTGGGCGGGTCTTGAAAGTGGTTAGAAACATTTGCCATCTTTTGCGGCCTTTCTCCATTGTACGCGGACATCCCAGCGGGTAGCCATACCTTCCCAGCCCGTCTTTGTAGTTTTCTGCACAGCCTTCACATGATCAGGGAACTCAGCGGCCAGAGCTTGGCTAGCTGATTCTTGCAGTGCTGCATCACGGTAAGTGCTGCACCCACCAGATGCGCCAGATGCACCGCGTTGATCCCATGTCCAATCTGTTACCACAGCGTTGGGGTATCCAAGGCCGAACAGCTTGAGTGTCACATAATAATCTTCCATCAACTGCATAGCATCGTAGCGTATGCCTTCTTTATGGAGGGTCTTGGGGTTGAGGCCATGGACAGCGTTTTGCCGCATACACTCTTTCATAACGTGCGGGAAGTGTTTGTCGTTCATTTGCCGTGGGCTGACCCCCACATGGTCAAAGCCGTCTAGCAAACCTTCCATGCGTTCCCAAAGTTCGTGCATCTCTTGCTGGTCTGTCTTTCTTAGGTTAGGAGCATCGCGAGAGATCCTACGCCCAAAAACAAGATCATCATCCAACATAATAATTTTGTCACGGCCCAACTCAACTGCATGATCAACAATATACTGCCGAACATTATTAATACCGCTAATGTCGCCACGATCAAGACAAACGCGCCCATGTTTTTCATGCTCCTCTATTTCTGCAGAGGGGCAGACCAGAACCGCATGCTCACGACCTATCGGCCCAATACTGTCCCAAGTGGTCTGCTTACCAACCCGACCCCGCGTGGGGATATAAATGGGTATCATAACTCGTCCTCATCAAACCTTATTTTGCCAGACATCATAGCTTCTTCTAGCTGCTCATCTGTCATATTATCAACATCAAAAACCGTTGGTTTCTTCGTCCGTGGAACTAACTTTCTTTTCTTCGGTCTTTTTAGAGGCTTCGGCTTCTTTGGTTCTTTGGGCTTGGATATCTCTAATACTTCCAATGTCCGATAGCTGTGACTGCACCAAGTACATATCCTCCTCCGGCGTATCGTTTTTACGCCTTCGTGGATAATTGGTCTGCTGTCTACGACGGAAGACTTGCTCATACATTTTGGACACAACATGTCTACTCCACCGGCCCATCAGGACTCTCCAAAAACATACCTGTATCTGCGTTGTACTTACTGCGAGGCTTGCCTTGGCCCAACCTCACGCGCTCGTATTTATCCCACTCACACAAGCTATGCTCAATGGTGCGCATGTCTACCTCAGCTATAGGCACATGGAAACCGACATAACCGCTAGCTCTTTTAAGAAGCTCCAGCATCTCATCATTAGCTTGAGTTTGGTTTATGGACTTAGTAAGGGGTCTGTCATGTATGCGGTTCAGTCCCCTCTTAGCTCCCGGCCCAGCGTTCGCCCACCTATAACGGTCTTTTGCCGATGATAGTACAGGCGTGTAATTGAGGTCCGTAACGACCTCGTATGACATAAAACCTCCCCCTCCCCATCCCCGATAGG